TTCACACTCTCCAAAGCAGCGAAAGCATTGGGAACCAAAGGTGGGCATGTCAGCTCACCCCAAAAGACAGCAGCAGTGCAGCAGAACGGCAAGTTAGGTGGACGCCCTACTAAGGGCTAACAGCTAACAGCTAACAGTTTGAAGCCCCTCTTAGGGGGCGAACGCAACCATTTTTAACATGCTTCACATACATGGCGGTTGTTAGTAGCCCCCACTTTTTTCCAAGAAAAGTGGATTTTTACGCGTTTTTGTGGAAATTTGACCGCGAATGAGAATTATTCTCAATTAAAATCGGTTTATCAATAGAATCAATGACTTACGGCGATTTTTTGAGATTTTACTTTAGAATTTTGCGAAAATATAGCAAAATCAAGGGCTTACGGGGCAATATTAAAGATTTAATTTAATACTTGCGCCCTAGTGGCATGATCCCCGCCAGTAATCGGCAAATTGTGAAAGAGCGCAAGCGGGGACGCACAAGGCGGGCGCGCTTGCGAATATCTAAGGGCGATATTCTGCACAATGCCCCGCCCGTCATATACGGGTGCGACATTCTGCACAATAGCCCGCCTCTTAGCCCGTGGCTTAATGCTAGGGGCTAACGGCTAACGGAAAAGAAAAAGCCCGCCAAAAGGCGGGCAATCTTTTAGACTTGCTCTAACATAACGATTCTAAGCGGGTGCAATGTAAAGCGTTTAAGCATAGCGCAAGCGGTATCATGGGGCCTTGCGTAACGAGTTAAATAGCTTTTACGCTGTGTTTTTTGATGAATGGATACTAGGTGATAAAACTTCATTTTTAAGCCTCTACTTAAATCAGGGCAAAATTACCCAGCAAAAAAGGGCGCATTGTGCGCCCCTCTTTACTTGGTGATCTTAATCGTTTATTGCTTCTTGAGCGTCTGATATTGCATTAACTAAGTCGGTGAAATAGTCCGAATCGGTATCAATCAAGGCGAAGCCGTCGGCTATTCCTGAAGGTTGCGCCTTTGCTTCTCGCTCTATGATCGTGGCGAAGCTGTCGGCTTGCTCTGTTAGCTTTTCAAGGACTTCTCTAGCCTGTATTAGCTGGGCGATAATCTCCGCCTTTTCTGTATCGCCTTCTCTGTAAGCCTTGCGCTCTAATTCTGATAATTGCATATTCATTCTGTTAGCTCCTTAATTTCGTAAATTTCGTTTTCGCCTTGGTTTAGATAATTCCAGCCTCCTAGCTCATCGCCCCATAAGGTTTGATCTTCCTGCGCTTCCTCTAAGCTATTCGCTTCTATTGTTTTCTCATACCAATGCGAACAAACCATTAAAACCTTAAATTTTTTCATACAAGCTCCCGCCATTCCATGCGCCTAGCCTCTAGCGTTATGTAATCGCTCCAATTTGTTAACCCATCGACAGCCCGATAAGCTACGACGCTCTGATAATCAAAATCATTCGTGAATTGAATAGTCCAGTTTTTTAAATTCCAAGTCCAATATAATTCTTCGAATATTTCAGGCTCGAATTTATCCCGCAAGATTTGAACGGCTTTTTTTAGGTGTTTAATTTTGCTCATTTTTATAACTCCTCGCCCCAAATTGCCAAGGCTTCACTTGCACTTTCGTAAATTCCTGATTCTAATAAATCTTGATATTCAGGATGTAAAGCCATAAAAATGCGAGCTTGCTCGGCATTACTAAAAATAATAGCGTCGGTTGCGCCATCGAATCGAATCGCTATAAATAAGTTATTCATTTTTTAGCCCCTTAGAATTGTTGAAAAACAAAAATACCATCGTCTAATTTGCCTACTACGTTGGTGTTATAAAAAAGCCAATTCTCGACATATTCGATTTGCTCCTCTTCGGTTGCATCTTCGGCTAGATTCTCTAATATGTCGGTCTCGTAACGTCCGATTACGTCCGAGTAATGCGCCTCTTCAAAGTCGCAACAAATAGCTATAACGTCTAATTCCATCTGAGGATCAAGCTCTTCAAGATACTCAAATATAAGGTTTAAACCCTCATAGCTAAACTGATTACCCCGCCCCATTTGGTGAAAAGCGTTACGGAATTCGTATTCATTGATTGTTTGAATCATGTTAAAACCCTCCATTTGTGTATACATAAGTAACGTAAGCTATTGCGCTAATTGATGCGCCCAGCAAACAAGCGCCCAAAATCTCAAATATTGATACATCGGTTTTTTTAGTGTTTTCCATTTTTAGCCCCTTATTAGTAATCAAAGCCAACATATACGAGGGTTGCACCTTTGAGCTGTAAGCCATCGCCCCACACGTCGGAGCAATCATCGCATGAGTATTTTTTTACTTCACGGATGTATTCGCCACGGATATACACCTTATTAGCGTTTGGCTTGCGTTTGAAAAATTCGCCTACTTTTAGGTCTTTAATTGTTGATGTTTGCATTTTGTATCCTCTAGTTATGGGTCAAATTGTCATGCACTTTTGGGAGTGCATGAATAGATCATAAACCCGCTTTTCTAGAATTGCAAGATATTTTGTTGCAAAATGTTGCGTTTTTGCATTTATTCCAATAATGCCAATTCGTACGCTTGGCGGGCTTTACTAATGGAGCGCAAACACTTGAGCGAGCCATCCGAGCAAGCAATGAGGGCATTAAGTTTGTTTAGCTTTTTGCTGATGTCAGCTTCCCGCTTGGCTACTAAATCATCGAGTTTTTTAACTTTAGCTTGCAATCTTTTAACCTTAACTAATTGCTGTTTGCTATCAGCTTCCCGCTTGAGCCTTTCTTTATATAGCTTAATGGGCGGGATGAAGTGCCCATGCTCATAATCATAGATTGCGCTTTTAATCACCTTTTCCGCTTCTCGCTCATCGGCATAAACACCTAGATAGTGAATGACACCATCCAAGCGGATGCGGGCTTTCCATTTATTGTTTTGTTTGCTCCAACATAACGAGCCTTTTCTTTTACGCATATCCCACCCTTTTTAACAGTATTTATAGAGCATTAATTATAGGCGGATATTTAGCCGATATGACTTTATTCACTAAATATTTTGTAGCGTTAATCAGCGTATTTTTTTCTGTTTTATTTTATAGACGGTTTTTTGCGGGAGTCTAGGCTATTTTGCTGGGTCGTTTAGGCTATTGCTGGGTCATTTTGTGAAAGCGTCTAAAAGCCTTTAAATATCTAGCTAAGCGGGGGATATAGGCTAAATGGGTTATAACTTATATATATTCTAAGGATTTTATTTTTGTATATGTATATTTGTCAGTGATTTTTGGTAGCGACTGAAATAGTCATGTCTATTTGACCTAACTGACTATGGGGTATTTTCCCAGTTTTAGGCATTGGATTTATTGCAGTTTGCTAACAGCTAACGGCTAACAGCTATTAGTTTGCATTGTGCTTAATGCTAACAGCTAACAGCTAACAGCTAACAGCTAACAGCTAACGGCTAACCGATAACAGGTGAATTTTGCCCCCGCCCCTCTATGCTTTAAATTTTCGCGCCCGTTAGCTGATAGCATTTAGCTAGTAGCTATCAGCTATCAGGTGACCTATTTGACCTATTATTGTTTTACATAATACCGGTTATCTGCAACGGCCTGCAATACGGCACCAATAGCCGGGGGCTTTTAGCTAAATGCTAACAGCTAACGGCTAAACCCTTATATCTATTGGCTTGCAGGGCGATATCGCCCGCAACCCCTGATTCTATATAGGGGGATTTTTTGCCTATCAAAATCGAAAAAGGGGGTCATTAAAATAGGTGGGTAGAGCGATGCGGGTTTTAATTCTGTGGATTATGCAAAAACGACTTTTAAAAAAGTCCAAAAATTATATATAAATTTTAAAACTTGTTAGTAACCACTAACATATTATGTCAAACAACATCACTTGCACTTTTTTAGGGTTTGCACTACTATCGGGGCATTAGCAACCCCTTATGGAGAAAACATGGAGATCGTACGATTTAAGCCGACCGACAGCTTTTTCTCCGTTACCCATAAGCCAGAAGCCCCAGCGAAAGCTACAGAGAAAGAATTACTCGACATCTACGATGCCGCATTCAAAGGCTTAAAAGGGGACACACTCGCAATCGCCGCTGGTTTCTTGCCAGTAGATTTCAACCGACTCTGTGAGTTCGATGATAAAGCCGCCGAGACTGTGGTTCGCGCCCGGGCGGATAGTGAAGCAGCCATTAGCGGTGTGCTACATCAAAATGCCCTTAATGGGGATACCAAAGCTGGTATGTTCCTCACTACCCACCTCCACGGCTGGAAGCCTGCCAAACCTGAAAACGATGGCAGCCACGAAATGCGTATCATTGTGGAAAATGCTTTGCCAGATCCTAAAATCGAAAGCTAATGGCTGACAGCAGACGCGTAAAGCTACCAGTTCTCCATTCAGGGCAAGAAGCTCTCTTCTTACAGCAAAAAAGACTAAACGCAACGCGCTGCGGTCGACGCTGGGGAAAAACCCGCTTTTTGGAATGGCTGGCAGCTAAAGCTGCCTGCAATGGGCTATCAGTTGGTATCTTCGCACCCGAGTTCAAGCAGTTAGCGGAACCGTGGGATCACTTGCGGGACATTCTTGACCCCGTGATTAAGAGTGCTAACAAAAATGAAGCAACCATGAAGCTATGGGGCGGCGGTAAAGTCGACTTCTGGACGCTGAACGATAACGAGTTGGCAGGACGAGGTCGAGAATACGACTTGGTGTTGATTGATGAGGCAGGCTTTACCAAGTCGCCTCAGATGAAGGACGAGATTTGGTTCAAATCAATTAAGCCAACAATGCTGACTACCCGAGGCATTGCGTGGGTGTTTTCAACACCGAATGGCCTTGATCCTGACAACTTTTTCTGGGCAGCATGTAATGAACCTGAATTAGGGTTCAATTCTTTTCATGCACCTACTAGTACAAACCCTTATGTCCCACAAGATGAGCTAGAGCGCGAGCGCCTACGCAACCATCCAATGGTGTTTCGCCAAGAGTATTTGGCAGAATTTGTCGATTGGTCAAACGTCGCCCTACTCGCAGCCGACAAGATGATGGTTGACGGGGGGCCTGTTCAGTTCCCAGACAACTGCGACGCGGTGTACGCGGTCATTGACACAGCGGTTAAAGGCGGTAAGCAACACGATGGCACTGCGGTGGTGTTCTTTGCGCTAAACGAATTTGGCATACCGCTAACCATTCTCGATTGGGATATCGTTCAGATTGACGGTGGGCTGTTAGAACACTGGCTACCGAGTGTATTTGACCGCTGCGAGGATTTAGCAAAAATGTGCAAAGCCCGATATGGGTCAGCAGGCGCGTTCGTGGAAGATACAGCAGCAGGCTCCATCCTATTGCAACAAGCTAAAAATCGTGGCTGGAAGATGCGATCGATCGATAGTAAGTTGGTGCAGTATGGCAAGGACGAGCGGGTTGTCAGCATCTCAGGG